CCCAGCGTTTCGATTAGCGCCTCACCGTCAATCTCCGAGTCGGCGTCAGTTTCTTTGTCGCCCAGTATTTCTGTGTCGGCAAGCCCCAGTATTTCGGAGTCATTAAGCGTTAGTCCGTCTCCGAGTGTTTCCGTTTCCGCCAGCCCCTCGGTTTCAGTGTCTTTAAGCCCCTCTATTAGCGTTTCCTTGAGTCCCAGCGTGTCTATCTCTGCTAGCCCTAGTATTTCAGAGTCGGTAAGTATCAGTTTGTCTCCAAGTTTAAGCCAGAGCCTGTCTCCGTCAGTTTCAATCTCGGCCTCGCCGTCAGTATCGGAATCAGCGTCTCCGTCTCTTAGTTTAAGCCCCAGCCCCAGTTTGTCTCAGTCGCTTAGCCCCTCTGTCAGCGTCTCATTATCGGGTAGTTTGTCGCCGTCATTATCGCCCAGCGTCAGTGAAAGCGCCTCGCCTTCACTCTCAAAAAGTCCCTCTCCATCAATCAGCATTTCTCTTAGTCCGTCATTGTCGTTATCCCTATCACCCTCTCTCTCAATTAGCGCCAGTCCGTCGGTTTCGGTATCGGTTTCAGTTTCGCTGTCACCAAGTTTAAGCCTTAGTCCATCGCCATCTTGCGCCGAATACGTTGATAAATATACTACAATAGGGAATACTTACGTTGACAAATATAGAGAGTGCTGATTATGGCAGGAATATACGAAATAAAATCATTTACGGGGTTATCGGACTACGAGAATAAGGGGCTCAAGGGGGCTTTCAAGTTTGGGGCTAACTTGGACGTGAGAAAGAGCGTGGACTCACTCTCTAGCGGGCAGGCGTTGGTTGACGAGGGGATAATCGGGAGTCAGTCGCCATCTTTGTCGGTGTCGCCGTCGTTGAGCGTAAGCGCTAGTCCATCGTTGTCGTTTAGCGCCAGTCCAAGCGCCACCCCTACCCCTAGCCCCTCACTTTCAAGGTCTCTATCTCCAAGCACTACTCCTAGCGCCAGCGTATCTCCCAGCGTCTCTATCAGCTTATCGCCCAGCCCATCAGCCGGGTTGACGACTGTATTTGAGGATTTAATCAGGACTTTTGTCGAGGGAACAGACGGATATACCTATGGCTTTGGTAATACCGGACATATTTACAGGCGGGACGCCGATGCTTTTTGGCAGTGGTCGTATAAAGACCCTGACGGTGAAATTAAGGGGGCGGAAGAAAAACCCTCCGATGACGGAAAAGTTTACTTATATTGGGCGACCAATACCAAGCTGAAAAGAAAAGTATTGCCCGGACTGTCTAACTGGAACGATGTGGAGGTGGTCGCTCAAAATTTGCAATCCGTTGATTGGCACACTATGAAGCAGGTTGGGGGGGCGTTGATGATTGCCAATAAAGAGTTTTTGGCGATGGTGGGATATGACGATTCTTATACCAACGAAGCCCTTGATTTGATTCCGGGGAATACCGCCAAGACGCTGATAGAGCGTAACGGCAGAGTAATTGTCGGAACGGTCAGAACCGCCGACCCCGATACCGGTATCAACGGAGCGATTGACGCCGAGGTTCCTTTGGCCCAAGTCGGAGATGACGGGGATATTTACTTCTCCAATATGGCGGATTCAATTCCGGTCAAGAGACTCCCCGGGGGCGGCAAGGTCAATCCGGGCGGAGTTTGCAACGAAGTCGAGCAGTTAAACTTCTTTGAGTGGGAGCAAGACGCCTTATCGTGGTTGGATAAACAATCGGTGGGTAATATGGCTTTATTCGCAGTCTATGGGGCAGATACCGGCTACGGCGGGATTTACGGTTATGGCCGGAAGAATAAGAACAAACCCTTTGTAATGAATCTTGAGTACCAACTGGACGCTGATGAGCTGGGGGCGATCACGACTGTCGCCGGAACAACGATGGTCAGCTATCAAGACGGAACGGATTTCGGAGTTAAAGCGGTGGACTCTACCCTGAAAGCCACCGGTGAATATCACTCATTGGATTTATACGCTCCAGCAAAGCGCCCCGTGAATATTACGGTATGGAAATACGCCGAAGTATTTTGCTCGCCATTGGTCAACGGCTCGTCAATTTCCTTCTACTACAAAATGAACAAAACGGGCGACTGGGTTCAGGCAAAAATGGAGAGCGGCGGAACAACCTATAACACGGCATTGGGAAAGAAGGGGGTATTTTTGATTGCCGCCGAAGGAGAGATATTTGAATGTAAATTAGTATTAAATAGCGTTGCTAATCAAAGTCCTGAAATTTTTCGTATTAGGATATACTTTGATTAACTATTATGACAACTATTTGTAAAATTTGTGGAAAGAAAATTAAATCGTTTCCATCAGGAATAAGAAAATATTGTTCTACTTCTTGTCGGTATGCTTCCATGTTTGGAGATGGAAACCCATTTTACGGAAAGAAACACACGGAAGAAACTAAAAAAAGAATAAGCATGGTTAAAACGGGAAAAAACTTAGGAGAAAATCATCCCGGCTGGAAAGGTGGTAAGCCAGACTGCATCGATTGTGGTAATAAATTAAGTATGTATGGGCATAAAAGATGCGTTTCTTGTAGGGGTAAATTCTATAGCGGAGAGAATAATTCGTGGTTTGGAAAACATCATACAAATAAATCAAGAAAAGCTATGAGTGCTAGCCTTATTGGGCTTCGGGCGGGGAATAAACACCCCATGTGGAAAGGGGGAATCTCTACAACTAGAGAGTATAAAAATTTTTATGGGAGAAGAGATAAATATAGAAGAAAAAATGCCGTGGGTTCCCATACTCTTGAAGAGTGGCAAGCATTAAAGTCTTACTATGGTTATATGTGCCTTTGTTGTAAAAGAATTGAGCCTGAAATTAAACTAACAGAAGATCATATCGTCCCCCTATCAAGAGGTGGAACTAATTCTATTACAAACATACAGCCATTGTGCCATAGTTGTAACTCTAGGAAAAGCGTAAAAAATATTAGTTATTTGCCAGAAGAAGATCTTCAAAATTTATATTCAAAAATAATGGTGGTTTAGCTATGGCAGACGAAAAACTGAAAGTCCTAACACCAACGGTTTTGCAGGACGCTCCGTTCCCCGAAGAGCAGGGGGGGGGCGTGGTTATAACTGCCACCGAAAGCGGAGTCCTATCGCCGACCACCATCAAAGAGGCTCCCTTTCCCCGTAAAGTGATTGCCAGAGAAACCATAGGTTCATCTCTTAATACATTGTCAAGAAAGATACTCGGGGCATTTGAGTTCGTCCAACAGGGGGCGATCCAGATAGGAAAATATTTAAGCGGTGTTAGTGGGGATATAAGATTAACCCCAGACGGGATTACAGCAAGGAACTCCAGTGGAGATACGACTTTCGCATTAGACGGGACTACGGGAGACGCGACATTTCTTGGGACGATACAGGCGGGGAGCGTTATTGCGATGGAAATTACCGCTAACTATGTAGTGTCTTCAATCTCAATTTCCTCCCCGACTATTACTGGTGGAGATATTTCAGGAGC